AGCCACTGGACGAACACGACTTTGAAGGCGCACAGGACATGACCGCCGACGAGCAACGCGAGTTTGAACGCGACATTGACGAGGCAATACGTCAGGGTGCGTTGATCGCTGGCAAGATGGGCACAGGCGGTGATCGTGACTTGCAGGACTTGCTCCAGCCACAAGTCGATTGGCGCGAGGTCATGCGTGACTTCATCACCACCACATGCACAGGCAACGACTATTCGACGTGGCGCAGACCCAACAGGCGTTTCATGTCTGGTGGTGTGTACCTGCCAAGCGGTATCTCCGAGCGTGTGGACGAGTTAGTGATTGCCACTGACATGTCAGCATCTATCGGTGACCGCGAGGTTGCCGTGGCACTGACCGAGATCAAGTCTATCGCCGACACTGTGCATCCCGAGGCTGTACGCCTGTTATACTGGGACACCCAAGTGTGTCAGGACGAGCGGTACGAGATGCACGAACTCGACACCATGATCCAGTCCACGCGCCCCAAGGGTGGTGGCGGTACATCCGTCGAGTGTGTCCCCGAATACATGACCAACAAGCACATCACACCACAAGCTGTTATCGTGATTACCGATGGCTATCTTGGTGGGTCGTGGGGTCAGTGGTCATGTCCTGTGCTGTGGGTTGTCATCGACAACGACAGCGCCAAGCCGGACTGCGGTATCACAGTCCACGTCAAGTCAAGCAACATGTAAGTTTACGGAATTCCGTAAAGAAAGGTAGAGAACAATGGCAGCTTACACTCAACCATACATCAGGCCGACCTCGTTTGCAGAGGTGGAGAACATCTACAACAGAACCAAGCCTATGCGTGGCAGGAACAAAGGCAAGGACGTACGCCCGATCGGCGATCGTAGGCGTGACCATGAGCGTGTAAAGAAGATATCAGCAAACTGCTACGCGCTCATGAACGGGGGCTACTACGACGACGTGTTTGGGTACTACTACCATACCAAGCAAGGTCAGCCCACACTGAACGAGATTGCCAAACTCGCGCCTGTGGTGTGGAGACGACACAAGGATGGCACCGAGACTGTGACCATACGCAACGGTATCGGTGACGGTTGTCACATGAGCCACTACTCGTTTCTCGACAGGATGCTACCACGCGGCATGTCGCTCGACATCAGGAACGGCAAACAGTATGTCTACGCCAGCGGCAAGCACTATCTGCCCAAGTGTATGTATGTGCCGCGTAGTGTGTGGGATCACGCCAAGCAATCTGGGTGGCTAAACCGTGGCAGTTGGATGCGGGCAACCGACGACGGATCGGCGCTGACGTTCCTTCGTGAAGATCATGGTAACAAGTTCACACTTGTTGGTGACGAGTGTGATGCGCCCAAGCCGCCTCGTACCTTGGTCAACAAGAAACAGAAGGCCAAGTACAAGGACGCCATGGCAAGTTACCTTGACTGGATCAGCACCATGGCTCCCATGCTCCAAGTCGATGACTGGGCGTATTGTCATGAGATGAAGCGGCAAGTGCGTGAGGTGACAGGCGGATCGTATTGGAACCCGATAACACCGGAGGTCATGCGACAGGTCATCACCAAACAAGACCATCCGCTACGTCTAGCCATGGCTGTTGACTTTGTGGCAAGTTATGGTACAATTCGTAATGTCCAGTCAGATGCTGACGTAAAACAAGTTAGGGCAGAGTACAACAGGTGGATCAACAAGACCTGCGGGTTCACCAAGACAGTGAAAGGATAAGAAGATGGCAAAGGACTTCAGTGACATGACCGTGAGCTTGTTGTCTAAGAACTACAAGGACAAGAACTTCACTCCGGTTGGTGGCTTGTCAGTGTTCATGAACAAGGTTCGTGAAGCATTTCGTGGTGTCGAGTTTATCTTGGTCAACAACAATCGGGCGTGGGTGTATTACCCCAACGAGCCATATCCCATGGGGTATATCGGATATGGTGACTTTCGCACCGAGGTTGTTGGCGGCGATACCTACATGGTCGCGTCTCGCACGATCACCAACGACAAGTATGCCTCGTATCAAGATCAGCATCACATGAAGATGACTGTCAATATGACTACGGCCATACGCAACGCCAAGCGTTTTCTGCGTAACTTCTCACCACGCGAGATGGCAAGAGCGAATGTAAAAGACGCGGCAAGCAAGTCGCAGGAGAGTGGGGGCAGTCTTGGCACAGAGTATCGCAACGCAATGCGTGGCCTGTTTGACCATGAGAGCAGTCGATCCAACAGGATGCTAACCGAGTTGCGCAACCTTGTGGATACAGGTCATGAGTTCGTTGATCCAGCGTTTGGCTCTGAGTTGGCAGCGATGTTCAAACTGTATGACGATCACAAGCTGGTCAAGGACAAACCCATCCACTGTTACTTCGTTCGTGTGTATGAAAGGTTCGGCAAACAGACATTTGACGTCTGCATGGTGGACAACCTACACAAGGGCGCGTGGAATACAGACGTATCAACCGAGATCACACGTTACACTGATGACCTGCCCGAGGATATAATGGGTAAGGTGTCGATGCTGGCTATGGTCGAAAGCGGCACATACGTTGACGATGTTGGCTACCGCGCAGACGAGGGTTTGTTCTATGTCGTTAGATCATGACACGTTATACCGTGTTTCAATAGACCCTGATACAAATACTGTCCAAGTGTCATGTATAGGCATAGATAGGGTTGACAGCAAACTGGGAGGCACTTACCTTACTGTAGAAGATTTACCGCAGTGGGTGCAAGAGCGGATCGCGCTGTTGATGATGGTCGATCCCAAACCACTCGCGTCGGAAGTTGATGGTGTGGGCCAGCGCATAGACAGGTACACGTTCTGGATATGCAATAAGAAAGGGTGGGAGTTGAACTTTTGTAACGCGTTATACAACGATTGGAAAGACAGTTACGATTGGTCACTGGAAGACTACGGATATCCCACTGGTGATGGAGAGATACCGCCGAGTTGAGATCGGCGGGGGAGAGGGGCAAGCGCGCACCCTCTCCTTATAAACTTTACGGAATTCCGTAAACCATGGGGCGGCATGTGTGTCGCCCCATGAAACCAGTTCCGACACGGAGACGCAGATGGCGATGACGCCCGAAGCAAAAGTGAAGAAGAAGGTAGTAGCAGTCCTCAAGGACTTGGGAGCGTACTACTTCTATCCGGTTACAGGGGGGTACGGTCGTAGCGGTGTGCCGGATATAGTAGGTTGTTATCAGGGAACTTTCTTTGGCATTGAGTGTAAGGCCGGTAGCAATAAGCCCACACCATTACAGCAGTTGGCATTGGACAGCATCTCCGAACAGGGTGGCCTCGCTCTGGTAGTGAACGAGGATAACATTGATGAGGTAGCCCGAAGCCTCAACACCATTCCGTTCGGACGGTAAGCAGTGAGAGCCGTAACATCCGCTGCAGTGGGAGCCGCCTAAGTTATACCTTTCAAGGGGCGGTGATCTTACAGGGGGAAGCGTGGCTGTTGTTGGCGCGCTTCCCCCCATCTAACGGAGACGATGATGGCGATATCAAAACGGCGTAAAGAAGTTCTGGAAGAGTATGGTGTGGGCAAGAAACGCAAGCCAAAGAAGGGTGTACCAATGACCTTATATCCGCACAGTATGGATCGACCTACCAAGCCGCCAGTCACATTACATGAGTTGGAAAAATCTGCGCGTGATGCTCGCCGCAAGAAAGACAAGGAAAACGAGTTGGTAGCACTGCGCCGCTCGGATCGTGAGTATGGTGTGCGCACAAGTGGTGAGAAAGTAGATCACGCACTTATACCGCCACACCGCATGGGGCAGATGTCCGCAGGTCAAGCGAAGCGTGGTACGCGAGACCGTCCGTCCATTGCTGACGGTGGTGGGTGGATGTTTTTTAATGGAATAGACAACGGTATTGAAGAGAAACACCACTGGCTCGCATCACCTCATGATGCAATGAACACTAACTTGATATCACAAAACCCTGATACAGGGGCGTTGACGTGGCACGGCGATGTCTGTGTGCATTGCGGAAGTCCGCCAAAAGACATTGGTGAGGTGATGCTTGCGCAGTATGGCCCGACTGAATTTATTTGCACTGACTGTGGAAAGCACATGACACACCACGGCACAGGTATGCGTGGGTACATGACAGGGCAGATATATTATAAGAAGAACAAGAAACTGAAACCTATTCCGAAGTGGCAGATGCCAATCGTTCACACCTACGAAGAGGAGGAAGAAGATGAGTGATGACAGGGTCATGTCTGACAACAAGTTACAGATAGACGGTAACGAGTATCTTTTCGACGAGTTGAAAGACGATCAGAAGTATGCCGTCAGTCAGATCAAGAACTTGAACAGTAAGATTGCACAGGCAGAGTTCGACACGAACCAGTTGAAGGCCGCAGTACAACACTTTCATCTGGCACTGTCGGTATCGTTGAAACAGGAGCGGGAGACAAAAGATGATTGATGCGGGGGATGGCACCTTTCAAACACGTATTGATTTAGGTCAATGCCCCCGATGCAGGACTAGCATAGACTACAGCACTGAGCCTGTCGTGTGCAGGACGTGCGACCTAACAATGTCTGGTGCGGGTATACAAAAATACAAAGACCCGAACCAGTTGGAACTACCACTATGGCCGATGGGAGAACATCATGGCACGAAAGAAAAAGACGAAGTATGAAAAGGTAGCGAAGTATCTCGCAGATCACCCGCTTTCAGCACCGAAGAACGTGGCGAAAGCCTGTGGGTGTAGCGTCAAATACGTCTACAACATCCGCTCACAAAGCGGCACACCAAGAGAGGTTTTTGAGCAGGAAGCACAGAGCCTTAACGTGCAACCTGTTATCACAGAGACCTTCAAGGATAACTCCGGTAACACCTACAACACCTACGCGCTGGAGAACAAACCAGTCGAGGAAAGAGTACGCACGAAGGTGTTGCGGGAAGCCGAGGACTTGGTGACTGGCGACAGAGAGAAAGAGCATGGAGAGTTTTGGTCTAACGCCTATCTGACTGCTCAACTCTGGTACGGCTATACAGGTTATGACATACAGCCAGAGCAGGTACCCGTTATGATGGCGCTCTTGAAGATTGCTAGGTCGCACCAGAACCCAAGCATAGAGAACTTCCGCGATGCGTCTGGTTACATGGCGTTGGCGGCAGAACTTGTGCATGGGGAGTCGGATGACTAATGCACCTAGTCACTCTGGACTTTGAAACCTACTACGACAGGGAGTTTTCTCTGTCGAAGTTGACTACAGAAGCCTACGTCCGTGACCCTCGCTTTGAGGTGATCGGCGTAGGCTTGAAGGTCAACGGCACAGCCACCGAATGGGCTAGTGGTACGCATGAGCAGATACAGGATTATCTGAACTCATTCGACTGGTCTGATGTGATGTTACTGTGTCACAACACAATGTTTGATGGCGCGATATTAGATTGGAAGTTTGGCATACGCCCCAAGGTGTATGCAGACACTATGTGTATCGCTCGCGCCATCCACGGCGTAGAAACAAGCGCAAGCCTGAGAGCCGTGAGCGAGAAGTATGGTATTGGCGAGAAGGGCACCGAAGTCGTGCAAGCCCTTGGCAAGCGACGTGAGGACTTCACCGATGCAGAACTAGCCCACTACGGTGACTATTGTGTGAACGATGTAGACCTGACCTACAAGCTGTTCACAATCATGGCAAAGGACTTCCCGCGCAAAGAACTCAAACTCATAGACCTGACATTGCGTATGTTCATACAGCCAATGTTGGAGTTGGATCTGGGCCTTCTAGAACAGCATCTCACAGAAACTCGTGACCACAAGGACGAGTTGTTGGAGAGTGCTGGAGTGGTCAAAGAAGATTTGATGAGCAACCCCAAGTTTGCAGAACTGCTCAAGTCGTTCGGCGTCGAGCCACCCATGAAAGAAAGCCCTGCCACAGGCAAGCAGACCTTTGCTTTTGCCAAGTCTGACGAAGACTTCAAGGCGTTGGCAGATCATGAGAACCCGCAGGTGCAGGCGTTGGTGGCCGCACGGCTAGGCACGAAGTCCACGTTGGAAGAGACGCGGACACAACGCTTCATCGACATAGCCAAGCGAGGCACACTACCTGTGCCTGTCAGGTATTACGCCGCGCATACCGGCAGGTGGGGCGGTGATGACAAGATCAACCTGCAGAACCTGCCCAGCCGTGGTGTAAATGGTAAGAAGTTAAAGCGTAGTATCATTGCGCCACCGGGTTATACGCTGATAGATGCAGACTCCGCACAGATCGAAGCGCGGGTTCTGGCTTGGCTTGCAGAGCAGGACGATCTCACGCACGCGTTCAGGGCTGGTGAAGACGTGTATGTAAAGATGGCATCACGAATATATGGTGTAGCGGAATCTGATGTGACCAAAGACCAACGGTTCGTCGGCAAGACCACCATCCTCGGCGCTGGCTATGGTATGGGTGCAATCAAGTTCCAAGCGCAACTCAAAAATTTTGGGTTCGACATGGACATCGCCGAAGCGCGGCGGGTCATCAGCATCTATCGCGAGGCCAACTGGAAGATAAACAAGTTATGGCGTGACGCACAACAAGCCCTCGTTGAGCTACACTCATCGCGCAAGATATCATTAGGTTACGGTTCGGTTCTGGAGTTAGTGCCAGAGGAGACAGCCATACGCCTGCCGTCTGGATTGCTGCTGCGCTATGACGATCTGAAGTTCGACACCACTGAGAAGGGTGTGGAGTTTCACTATAAGACGCGCAGAGGACGTAATCGTATCTATGGCGGCAAGGTCATAGAGAACGTATGTCAGGCGATAGCGCGTTGCATCATTGGCGAGCAAATGTTAAAAATAGCTAAGAAACATCGCGTAGTGCTAACTGTGCATGACTCCGTTGTAGCTTGTGTTCCTGACGAAGAAGTCGAGGAAGCACAGGCATACGTGGAGGAGTGTATGCGTTGGATACCGGACTGGGCAGAGGGTCTACCTATCAACTGCGAGAGTGGCACTGGCAAGTCGTATGGGGATTGTGAATGAGTATAAAGCCGTGGTCATTCAGTAGGATCAAAGCGTTTGAGCAGTGCCCTAAAAAGTTCTATCACCTCAAGATCGCCAAGGATTATACCGAGCCGCAGACCGAGGCTATGTCCTATGGCACGGCTTTTCATCTTGCCGCAGAAGAATATGTGCGGGACGGCAAGCCCATACCCACACAGTTTGAGTTTGCCAAGGATGCGCTGGACGCTCTTATGGCAAAGCGTGGTAAGAAGTTATGTGAAATAAAAATGGGATTAACGGAGGATTTAGAGCCTTGTGATTTTTACGACAAGAAGGTTTGGTGGCGCGGCATAGCCGATCTGGTTATTCTGGATGGCGATACTGCTAGAGTTGTGGATTACAAGACAAGCAAGTCAGCCAAGTATGCGGACAAGGGGCAGTTGGAACTGATGGCGTTAGCCACGTTCAAACACTTCCCCGAGGTTACAAAGGTCATGGCAGGGCTGTTGTTTGTCATATCCAGAGACCTTGTTAAGGATACTTACCATCGCGATACGATGCCAGTTTTGTGGGGTAAGTGGTTGGCTAACTACAAGCGGATGGAGACTGCACATGAAAAGGACGTGTGGAACGCCCATCCCAGTGGGCTATGCCGCCGACATTGTGTTGTATTGGAATGTATTCACAACGGGAGCAACTAGATGCCGTACACAAAATCACCAAGACCCTACAAAAAAGAATACAAAAAGCAAAAGGCGCGGGGGGAACACGCCGACAGGATGGAACGGCAGCGCGCCCGACGTGCGTATGATAAGAAGGGCATTAAACGCAAGGGGAAAGATATAAGCCATAAGAAGGCTTTGAGCAAAGGCGGCAGAAACAAAGACGGCACTAGGCTTGAAAGCCCTAGCAAGAACCGTAGCCGCAACTACAAGAAAAAATAATTTACGGAAATCCGTAAAGGAGAACACGGTGGAGATAATTGAAAATGGACGTGCGCTACTACTGCGCCTACGCAATCCGCAGCAGGTGACAGAAGTCATACCAAAAAGCAAAGCCCTGCCCGATAACAAGGTGGTGGTGAAGTGGGGCGTTGATGAAGCGCAGGTCTTGAAGAACCTCAACATCCAAGCCCCATCTCCCATAGAGCGTCAATATTTATGGGCCGGAAGCATTACGCCTTTCGACCATCAGAAAAAGACAGCAGCATTTCTTACATTGAACAGGAAAGCGTTCTGCTTTAACGAGCAAGGGACAGGCAAGACTGCCAGCGCTATATGGGCGGCTGATTTTTTACTGCAGAAAAAAGTCATAAACCGCGTTTTAGTTATATGCCCTCTCTCGATTATGGACAGCGCATGGCGTGGTGACTTGTTTAAGTTTGCTCCACACCGAACGGTAGACGTGGCGCATGGCAGTAGCAACAAACGCAAAGAAATAATCGAACAAGGGGCTGAGTTCGTCATAATAAATTACGACGGAGTAAAAGTCGTAGCAGACGATATCGCCAACGGTGGATTTGATCTGATAATTGTCGATGAAGCCACGCACTACAAGAACGCGCAGACAAACAGATGGAAGACGCTCAAAAAATTGGTGGGTGCAGATACGTGGCTGTGGATGATGACAGGCACTCCCGCCGCACAAAGTCCCCTCGACGCATACGGCCTAGCAAAATTGGTCAACCCCACTGCCGTACCACGGTTCTTCGGGTCTTTCCGCGATCAGATTATGGTCAAAATTACGAACTTTAAGTGGGTGCCCAAGGAGACTGCCACGGACACGGTCTTCCGCGCACTTCAACCTGCCATACGATTTACCAAAGACGAGTGCCTTGACCTACCTGACATGGTGTACGTCAAGCGTGAGGTAGAACTAACACGTCAACAGAAAAAGTATTACGAGCAGTTACGCAAAAAGTTGGTCATGCAGATCACGGGCGAGCAGATAACTGCGGTCAATGCTGCCGTCGTTATGAGTAAGCTACTGCAGATATCGGCAGGCGCAATCTACACAGACGAAAACGACGTGCTGGAGTTCGACATCACGCATCGTTACAAAGTGTTACGCGAGGTGATAGACGAGTCCAGTCAAAAGATATTGGTGTTTGTGCCGTTCAAGCACACCATCGACATATTGACAGAACGTCTACGTAAAGACGGCATATCCACCGACATCATACGCGGTGACGTCCCCGCTGCGAACCGCACACAAATATTCAAGGCGTTTCAAGAAACTCCAAACCCAAGAGTTTTAATCATACAACCTCAAGCTGCTGCACACGGCGTCACGCTGACAGCGGCAAACACGGTTGTGTGGTGGGGGCCGACAAGTTCTCTGGAGACGTATGCACAGGCAAACGCCCGTGTTCACAGGTCAGGACAAAAACATAAATGCACTGTTGTGCAGCTGTGTGGGTCTACTGTAGAGAAACGTGTTTACACATTGTTAGACAACAGAATAGACGTACACACAAAGATGATCGACCTTTATAAAGAAATACTTGACTAACACACATACCGCCACTAGATTGTACAAAACAATACGTTAGGAGAACGGTATGGGTGAGATTACCGCAGAAAAGCTGACCAAAGCCTACATAAAAATCCGCGAGGAACGGGCGAAGCTGTCGGCTGACTACAAGGAAAAGGACTCTGTACTCTCTCGTCAGTTAGAGAGAGTGAAGAAAGGACTTCTCGATTATTGCGATACGCACAATGTCGAGAGTGTGAGGACTTCCGAAGGGCTGTTTTACAGGTCTGTGAAGCAGAAGTTTTGGACCAACGACTGGGAGAAGATGCACGCCTTTGTGATAGAGCATGGCGTGCCTGAGTTGTTGGAGAAACGTCTGAACCAAACAAACCTCAAGCAGTTCTTGGAAGAGAACCCTGAGTTGAAACCAGACGGTTTGAATATCGACTCGGAATACAGCATGTCTGTGAGGAAAAAATGATGGAACCAAAATACGTGCCTATCGAAGACGTGGCTAAACACTTCAGTGTGTCCATATCCACAATCCGTGCTTGGGTTCGTCAGGAGCAGATACCGCAGGACACCTACATTCGTGTGGGTAATACCTACAGGTTCTGCATCCCTGATATATCAGAAGCACTTACGACCAAGAAAAAAGCACCTGACATCAATGTCAGTGAAGAAGAGGTTGTAGTAGAAGCAATGCCAGAACCACAAGTGGCAACTGACGAGGACGCTGACCTACTAGAACTACTTGATGACGACCAGTAAGACATAGGGAGAACGATATGTCTGATATGAATCATAATATAAATGATGTTGAAGCCATGTGGCCTCGTATCAATCGCACCTACAAGTTTGACAATACAGAAAAGCGGTCAGTGCCATGTGATGCAACTGACGATGGTGCGTCGTACACGCTTCAGTTCCGCATGAACGAGGCGCAAGCAAAAGACCTGTATAAGCGTATGAAAGCTGCGTATGCGACACGTCAGGCGGAGAACTCTGACTGGCCTGAGAAGTTGTCCATGCCCTTCAAGAAGGACGAGGACGGCACCTACACGCACAAGGCGAAGCTGAAGGGCGCGTATGGTGGAGAGGCCACTCGTAAACCTGCACAGTATGACGCCAAGGGTGTGAAGTTAGATGATGACTTCTTGCTGACTAACGGATCCACCGTTAACATCGCTGTGGTATTTACTCCTTACCACGGAATGATGGGTACAGGAGTGTCGTTGCGCTTGCGTGCAGTGCAGGTTATCGACCTAAAACCTATGGAAGAACAGTCACCATTTGGTGCAGTGGAGGGATTTGAAGTAAGTCCGAAAGAAGACGACAACCCCTTTGATGCGGTGGAGGAGCCGAAGAAGACCACAAAGAAGGCTGCTCCTGCCAAACCTAAAGAAGGCAGTGATGATCTAAGTTCTATCGTAGACGATTGGGACGACTAACCACCATACATACTGCGGCTAGGCTGTTGCCGAAGAGGGTGTGTACCGACACCCCTGCCGCAGTGTCTCTCGGTTATGGTGTTAGTGATGGAAACAAAAAGTTTTTTACAGGGAGCATTGGCAGACGAGGGTTACTACTGTGTGTTTGCTTTTCGCACCCGTGACGATCGCAGAGTACAGAAGTTCTACCCTTCTGTAGATCAGCTTGTAGATGCGGCTAGGAACTTAGACGAAGAGGGTTACGACGCTTACTATGCGCTCGCCACATTCAATGAGGCGGGTTCCAGAAAGGTGGATAACGTAAAGCATCTGAAGTCCTTGTTCTTGGACTTGGACTGTGGCGCTAGTAAAGACTATGCGACACAGCTTGATGCGATTACTGCGCTGAAGAATTTCTGCAAGAAGTTGTCTTTGCCTAAACCTGTTATGGTGAACTCGGGGCGTGGCGTGCATGTCTATTGGATGCTACGTGACGCGGTATGTTTAGACGATTGGCTACCCGTAGCCGAGCGATTGAAGACGTTATGCACGAACCATGGATTGCTGGCTGATCCAGCGGTCACAGCGGACGCTGCACGGGTCTTACGTATACCCACCACACACAACCACAAAGACACGCCACCGAGCCTCGTAGACTTCTTTTTTGAGACAGCTATAAGGCCAGTGGATTTCGACGCGTTTTCGGAACTGTTGGGTAGTGACCCCATACCTGTGCCGAAACGCTACGTGCCAGACGCAAACAACGCTGTAATGACCACAATCAACAGCAACATGGAAAGCACGTTTCGTGAGATATTACGCAAGACACAGGCTGGCAGAGGGTGCAGGCAGCTACGCAACATACTTGTGGATCAGGCAGAGTGCAGTGAACCCATGTGGAGGGCAGGGCTATCAATAGCCAAATTCTGCACTGATGGTAGCGAAGCGGCCTATGCCATATCGAAGAACCACCCTGACTACACAGCAGATGCCACACAAAAGAAGGTAGACCTGATAAAAGGTCCGTACCTGTGCAACACGTTTGACGAGTACGCATCGGGCATATGCACCGAGTGCCCTCATTGGGGCAAGATAAAGTCTCCGATAGTGTTGGGCAAACGAGTGCGAGAGGCTACTGAAGCAGACAATATTATTGAAGCCCCCGCCGAGAACCTACCCAACAAGCCCGTGAATCAGTACGTAATCCCGCCATACCCTCGCCCATACTTCCGTGGCGCAAACGGCGGGGTATACATCAGGACTGTCAACAGCGACGGGGATCCAGACGAGAAGGTAATATATCATAACGACTTATACGTTGTTAGAAGACTACGCGACGTGGAGCTGGGCGAAGCTGTGGTGATGCGCCTGCACCTACCGAAAGACGGCGTCCGTGAGTTCACACTACCTTTGACTGCGGCTACCTCAAGAGAGGAGTTTCGTAAACATATGTCCATGCAAGGCGTGGCAGTAACAAAGATGGACGAGCTTATGACATACACAACGACGTGGGTTAACGAGCTACAAGCCAGTAGCACTGCGGATCAGGCACATCGCCAGTTCGGCTGGACAAACGAGGATGGGGACTCGTTTGTTCTTGGTAACCAAGAGGTGTTCAAGGATCGCATAGAATTTAACCCTCCGTCCACACAGACTGCGGGTTTGTTCCCGTCCTTTGAGCCGCGAGGCACCATGGAGAAGTGGAAAGAGACAATCAACTTCTACAATCGTGATGGGTTTGAGCTACACCAGTTTGTGGTGGGCACGGCGTTCGGCTCTGTACTTATGCAATTCTCGCCGATCAAATGTGCAGCGTTGCATATATACAGTAAGGACTCAGGCGTAGGTAAAACCACAGCTATGGAAGCGGGGGTGTCTGTATGGGGCAAACCCGAGGACTTGATAACTACAGAGCGTGATACCTACAACACGAAGATGAACAGGGGTGAGGTGTATCACAACTTGCCTTTGTATATGGACGAGCTGACTAACTCGCATGGCAGGGAGCTTAGTAATCTGGCGTATCAGCTTACTGGTGGTAGGCAGCGGGGGCGCATGGCTAGTGGTAGCAATACAGAGAGATACCGTGGCGAGGCTTGGAGCCTGTTGTCGGTCACTACGGGCAACACCAGTATCGTTGAGCGTATAAGTATAATCAAGGCTATGCCCAAGGCAGAGGCGCAGCGCATCTTGGAGTGTCGTGTAAAACGCATACACTTTGAGACAAAAGAAGAGACTGATAGGTTTTCAGCAGCAATACAGGAGAACTACGGTCACGCAGGTATCGAATACGTAAAGTACCTGATGAATAATTTAGAGGGCGTCAAGGCTCTACTAGCAAAGGTACAAGCCAAGGTTGATGCAGAGGCCAGCCTGACTGCTGAAAACAGGTTTTGGTCTGTGCTT